ACAAATCGTGCTCTCAGATTGCGAGCGATTGTACAACGACTTTAATGTCTTGCCGGAAGAATGCCAAATGATTATCGCAAACATGATGTTTAACATGGGAAGACCAAGACTTTCAAAGTTTAAAGGTATGAAAGCTGGAGTTGATGCAAAAGATTGGCATAAGGCTGCAGACGAAATGATAGACTCTGCATGGTATAAACAGGTTCCTAATAGAGCTGGTAGACTCGTTAAAAGAATGAGAGCTCTTGCAAATGGATGATTTAGATTTTGATTTTGGTTTTACTGCAGTAACTGAAGATGAGTTAGATGTAGTAAAGAAAAATCAAACAACAGTTAATAAAGCAGAGAAACTTGCAACAACTACACAAGACAGACTTGATAAATTGTATAATGCTATAGTTCCTTTGCTTAATAATCTTAAAAAGAATCCAGAAAAAGAATACATTCTTTGGCCTAATAGATTAGAAAAAGTAGAACAGTTTGAAGATCATATACAAAAAATATATAAAAACGCATAAAGTCCTTTACATTTACTAAAAACTATGGTATAATATAACTACAATGAAGAATTTTAAAAATTATATAGAAGAAGCTGCAGGTAAAGGATTAACCATCTTTGATATAGATGAAACTATGTTTATAACCAAAGCAAAAGTAAAGGTAGTTAAAAATGGCAAAGTTATTAAGAAACTTGATAACCAAGAATTTAATACTTATAAGAAAAAAGATGGAGAAGAATATGATTTTGGAGAATTCAAAAACGCAGAAGTCTTCAAAAAAACTTCAACGCCAGTTGCAAGAATGATTAACAAAGTAAGAGCAATACTTAAAAATGCTACTAAGGCAGGTTCAAAAGTTATTATTGTAACTGCAAGACCAAACTTTGATAATAAGAAAACATTCCTTGATACATTTAGAAAACAAGGTATTGACATAGATAAAATCTATGTTGAACGTGCAGGCAACCTCGGTTCAGGTCCTGCCGCAGATAATAAAAAAGTAATATTTAAAAAATATTTAGATCAAAAAATATACAAACGAATAAGACTCTTTGATGACGCAATGTCAAATTTAAAAATGTTTCTGTCTTTACAGAAAGATTATCCAGAAGTCTCATTCGAAGCTTTCTTGGCAAAACCAAATGGTTCAGTTAACAGAATCCGCTAGAAATTATTTAAGCATTACCACAAAAGCACATGATAAAAAGTATGCTTATCTTGCAGTTAATGGTGGTGGTTGCTCAGGTTTCCAGTATGAATGGAACATGACTGATACTTCAGAAAAAGGTACACTTATTGAAAATATTCTAGTGCTCGATCGAACAGCCGAAATGTTTGTTATAGGTTGTACAGTTGATTATGTAAAAGAGTTCGGTGGATCCTATCTTAAAGTTATAAATCCAAATGCAACTGCGCAATGTGGTTGCGGTGAAAGTTTTGCTGTGTGAATAGAAAAGAACGTAAAGATTTTTTCGAAACAATGGAGATAATGTTATTTGCATTCGTGTTCGTTATGCTTCAAATTCTTGGTGTATACATAATTTTTTTAACTTAGATGCATTTTTTCCTTTACATTTACTAAAAACTATGGTATAATAGTACTTATAATTAAAGGAGAGCTAAATGCTAAATTATAATCTAAACAACCCAACACCATTCATCAAAAAATATATTCAAAAAAATAATCATATTATCAACAAATTCGCAGATTTATTATTTTCGGATCCAAAAACTACATCATCACCACAATGGAATTCACTTCCACTATTAACTACAAAACTCGCTTTCGAACTCTCATTATACAAACTCGAAAACGGCCGTGATTTTTATTTATAAAATCACACTTTTTCCTTTACATTTGTTTAAAACTGGTGTATAATAGATCTATAATCGAAGGAGAGCTTATGTCTAAATTACAACAACACTATATTAATTTTCAATCACAACCAACAATTCCACATAAAGTTTTATATTTACAAAAACACCAAAACGAATTATCACAATTCAACATAAACGTACCTAATCTCATCACGGCCTGGACTACAAATCAATGGCCATGGAATCAACCTAAACCGGACCACAACTAAATGTCATTTTACACTAACGTATTACGCTATAAAAACTATATACTTCACCGGGGTTATCATAACAACGGTGAAAGGTTTATGCGTAAAGAATATTTCCAGCCAACACTATTTGTTTCTTCTAAGAAGAAAGAAGGCTGGACTGGATTCGATGGTCAGGATGTTGCACCATTACAATTTGAAAGTATGTTTGAAGCTAATCAATGGTTAAAGCAAAACATTGATGTATCTGGTAGAAACATATATGGTAATAAAAAATTTACACAACAATTCGTTACCGAAAAATATCCACGTGATATTGAATTTAAACGTGAGTTTATTAATGTAGGTACTATTGATATTGAAACAGATTATGATACTGGCTTTCCACATCCTAACGAGGCAAGTCAAAAGATACTTGCTATAACCTATAAGTCAAGTAAGTTCTCTACGTACCATGTATGGGGTTACGGTGAATTTGATACTACTAAAGCTCTTATTACTGATGTCAAATACATTAGATGTAATAGTGAAGAAGAACTTCTCAGTAAGTTTTTAGAATTCTGGTCACATCCTGATATTACTCCAGATGTTATTACTGGTTGGAATACAAGGTTTTTTGATATACCTTACATCGTAAATCGTATGGCAAAAGTTTTAGGCATACAAGAAATTCAAAAGCTATCACCATGGAATATGCAACTCGAACATAGAAGAATTACAAAACGTGGTAGTGAAAATGATGTATATGAAATACCCGGCATACAAACTCTTGATTACATGGAATTGTTTCAAAAGTTTGGTTATACATATGGTCCACAAGAATCATATGCATTAAATCATATTGCTTATGTTGTACTTGGTGAAAAGAAACTTTCTTATGAAGAATCAGGTTCACTTAAAAATCTATATAAAGATGATCACCAAAAGTACATTGACTATAACATGAAAGATGTTCAATTAGTTGACAGGCTCGAAGAAAAGATGGCTCTTATTACATTGGCCTTAACCATAGCTTACAAAGGTGGTGTTAATTACCAAGATACTTTTGGTGTTACTGCTATATGGGAATCAATCATATATCGTAAATTAAACTTAAGTAAAGTAGTTGTACCTTTAAGTAACAATGAAAAACCATATAGGTCTTTTGCTGGCGGTTATGTTAAAGAACCACAAGTTGGTAGACACGATTGGATAGTATCTTTTGATTTAAATTCATTATATCCAAACTTAATTGTGCAATACAATATGTCACCAGAAACTTTAACCGACAATACTCATATGAATGATGTTGGTTATTATCTTAGCGGTCAAAGCGTTGATAGTGAATATTCAGTTGCAGCAAATGGTTCTTCTTATCGTAAAGACATTGATGGTGTATTACCACAAATCATTGAAGAATATTATGATGAACGTGTGTCTGTAAAGAAAATGCAAATTGCTTCTCAAAAAGAAATACAAAACGGTTACACTACACAACTCGATAAAGAAATAGTTACACTTGAAAATAAACAGTTGGCTATAAAAATTCTACTTAATAGTCTTTATGGTGCATTAGGCAACAAACACTTTCATTACTTTGATATTAGACTTGCTGAAGGTGTAACTTTATCCGGTCAGCTTGCAATTCAATGGGCAGAAAAAGCAATGAATGCTGCAATGAATAAATTACTTAACACTGAAAAAGATTATGTTGTAGCAATTGATACGGATTCTTTATATGTTAACTTTGGTCCATTAGTTAAAGAACTATCTCCAGCAAATCCAGTTTCTTTCTTAGATAAAATTTGTAATGAACACTTTGAACCTGTATTACAAAAAGCATATGAAAAGTTATTTCGAAATATGAATGCTCATAAGAATAGAATGGTCATGGCTAGAGAAGGTATATCTGATAGTGGCATATGGACTGCAAAGAAAAGATACATTCTAAATGTTCATAATAATGAAGGCATTCAATATAAAGAACCTAAACTTAAAATCATGGGTATTGAAGCTATTAAGTCATCAACACCTGAAGTTGTACGTGATAAATTTAAGAAAGCATTCAACCTAATTATATCTGGTACTGAAGCTGAAACACAAAGATTTATTCAAGATTTTCGTAATGAATTTAAAACACTTTCACCTGAACAGGTTGCTTTTCCAAGAAGAGTATCTAACATTACTGATTGGTATGATCACAAAACTATTTACAAGAAAAGTTGTCCTATACATGTTCGTGGTTCACTACTCTTCAATAAGTATTTAAAGTCTAATAAATTACAAAATAAATATGAATTGATCACTAACGGTAATAGAATAAAATTCTGTTATCTTAAGTTACCTAATTCGATCAAAGAAAATGTTATTGCTTTTCAAGATGCATTACCTAAAGAATTAAAATTACATAACTATGTAGACTATGATTTGCAATTTAATAAAACATTTATAGAACCACTTAATTTAATATTACATTCTATCGGCTGGTCTGCCGAAGAACAAACTACCTTGGAGGATTTTTTCGTATGAGTACAAACTGGTTTAAAGATATGCAGGACATGCATATAAAATATGGTGTCAACAAATGGGTACAAGCCGAAAAGCAAAGTGATGTAGAGATTAAAAGATTTAATCAATTCATGGACTTTAGAATTAACATGATGCAAGAAGAACTTGATGAAACAAGAAATGCATTTATCAATAAAGATCCTGAAGAAATAGTTGATGGCATTATTGATCTATGTGTGTTTGCCATCGGTACACTCGAAGTATTTGGTGTTGATGCTAATAAAGCATGGGATGAAGTATATAAAGCCAATATGAATAAAGAAGTTGGAATAAAAGAAGGTAGGCCTAATCCACTTGGATTACCAGATTTAGTAAAGCCTAAAGGTTGGAAAGGTCCATCACACGAGAATAATCATGGAAATATCTCTGACTCTTTTTAAGAGTATATTTGATAATAAAACTACAGAAAAACTATCATTCAAAGATTTTGATTCTTTTGAGAAAGCGTTGTATGGTTTATCTGAACGTAGAATTAAATCTAAAAAAGATGCTCCATTAATGTCACCAGCTTGTTATACGCCCGACACTACACGTGCAAATGCTAATGTAACTATGTGGTCAGGCTGGTGTGCAGTTGATGTTGATGATTTTATATTTAAAGGAGATTTATATGACGCACTTCGTACTAAGTTTGGTAACTATAAGTTTGTTTGCTATTCTACTGCTAGCAGCACACAATCTCTACCAAAGTTTCGTATTGTCTTTCCACTTACAAAAAAGGTTCAATCTGAAAAGATTCGACACTTTTGGTTTGCTCTCCAAACGCTACTCGGCGAAGTCGGAGATAAACAAACCAAGGATCTATCTCGTATGTATTATATTCCAGCAAAATATGATAATGCTTTTAATTTTATCTTTAGTAATGATGGGGATGCTATCGATCCTGATGTGGTAATGACTAAAGTTCCATATAGAGAAAAAAGTAACAGCAGCAATTTCTTTGATAGATTACCTGAAGATATGCAGAAAGAAATCATCCAACATAGAAAATCAAAACTTGATAATGTTAATATCAATTGGTCATCATATACCAATTGTCCATTTATACCAAAGCAAATGGTAACCGAATACAAGTTAATTAATAATACTGGTTGGTATCATAAAATGTACCAAATTATGGTTGCTACTGCTGGTAATGCAATTAAAAACAAATATCCAATTACTGCTCAAGAAATCACAACACTATGTCGTGAAATAGACATTGACACTGGTAATTGGTACAAGTCAAGACCAATGGATAAGGAAGCTGATCGTGCACTCGAATATGTCTACAAAAATATCTAAAGTAATAAACGGACTAGAAATAACAGTTACTCAAAGCTTTGTAGATTGGGCAGATAAGAAATCTAGAACACCAGGTTTTAGATATGAGTTAGGCAGAAAAGGTCTTGATTTTGAATTACTAGAACAGTGGCTACTATATAATAATTTTGTTGATAAAAAAGATACAACAGACAAATACTGGCCAGATTTTAATATCGGAAAATTAAGAGTTGATAATAAATGCATAAGCTCAAAATGGTTTGAAATAAAAAGTACTGTTAAGCATGCTGTAGACGAAGGACTTATAACACATTTTCTTTTTTATTCTATTGATAATAAATCAAAAGATGTTTTTAAAGTAGGTGATATTATTAAGCATAAGTTTATTGGGTTTGAAGAGGCAAATAAGATTTTAAGTAAAAAAATAAAAGGTAAATATTCAGAAGTAGTTAATTTAGAAAATTATTTCATTTAAGTGCATTTTTTCCTTTACATTCCCTAATTTCTGTGGTATAATAGTACTATAAAATTAAAAAGGGAGTTTTTATATTATGTCTACTAAATTCAACACTACTCAAAACGCACCATCAAGGTCTAACGCTAATCGTTCACCTAATAAACAACCTAAAGCCATGCCACGAAATGGTAAATTTCCTGGCGATTACGGTGAGAAATCATCAAGATTTGGTTCTCAGGCTCGGTACTGGAATCAATTAATGGCCAACAAATATGGTACATTATAATGGCTCATGAATCTGAAATCATAAATACTTACAAACATCCATTCGTCGGCATAAAATGGCCGGTGACTGGATCTAAAGGTGATACATACAATGTTACTATGCGTGATAGTGGATTTGATTGTGACTGTATTGCATTCAGAAAATGTAAACACATTAAAGAAGTTGAAGAAAGGATTGTGCCAAATGATTAATATGTTAATCACTTTTTTTCATTTAAGTGCATTTTTTCCTTTACAAACCATAAAAACTATGGTATAATATATCTATTAAAATGAAAAAAGCGGAGTTTAAAAATATGTATAAAGGTTATCAATCAGAATTATTTACTAATAACTGGGGAGTTAATTCAGGTTTCAAACATTTAGCTGATAAGTTAAATGAGTTATTACCATTTGAAGGTAGATGTGAAAAGCCAATGTCTTCAAACAAACACCTTGAAAAGTTTAGAAGAGCTCAAAATGCAGCTTATGATCTTTTCAATAACGGTCTTTGTAATAGAAGAGGTCTTTTCAACAGTGTATATGGTTTTGCACCTACTATGTCACAAACTCACCATGCCATGGCAACCACATGGTCTAACTGGGAAGACATGGTCGAAGAAACACTTACACCAATTATTATTAATGCAGCTAAAGAACAGGGAGTACAATAATGCACGAATATCAAACATCAATATACACTCAAGATAGTGTTACTAAATCAATTACTCTTTCAGTAGTAGAACTTGGCTTCAGTGAAAAAAACTCAGTCGATAACGCATTTGATACTTTTAAGTGTCTAGCTTTAAATCTAAATGAAATACTTAAAATTGAAACAAAGGGGATATAATATGGTTAAGTTTGATAATATATTTTATGTAGGTGATACCGTTGAAACTAAACACGGTCTAAATAAGATTGTTAAAATAGAGTTAATGCCTGAACCAAGACATTACTCTAAGTGTGGAATAAATGTAGAAAAAATGTTTACAAACATGAAAAACTATTGTATAATAGATCTAGATAACAAACATTTTGTATATGGAGATGAGGTAGAATTATGCCGATAATAGATAGAAAAGAATCCGTTGCAGTCCTACAAGAATGTATGGACTTACAACTCAGAAAATCCAAAGATTATCAAAGCGATACATCTAATGTAACACAATCAATGCATTATCGTAGAGGTGTGGATACAATCCATGACATCATCATCGGTAAGCTTATGCGTGCTACATCACTACTTGAGTCTGGTAATAATCCAAACTTCGAATCACTCGAAGATACTTACAAAGATATGATTAACTATGCATCCTTTGCAGTATCATATATGCGTGGTAAAATGGATGGCCAGAATCCAAAGCACGATATGTTCAATAAGCCTAAAGGTCCTAAAATATGATGAATAGCGTAGATGATATAAGAAATTTATTTAAGTCTAAACTTCTTAATGAAAAGTTTACTATTGATAGAACTGGCCAAAAAACTATTGAACATATCGGTGCATCTTTCTTAGCTGATCAACCTTCAATCTTTGGTGCACCTAATAAAAAATATATTGAAAAAGAATTACGATGGTACAAGAGTCAAATCACTAATGTAAATGCTATTGATGATAAAGTTCCAGAAGCATGGCAATACGCTGCAAACGATTATGGTGAAATTAATTCTAACTACGGTCAGATAATATTCTCTGATAAATACTATCACCAGTATGGTAGAGTGCTAGATGAACTACTAGAAAACCCTGATGGTCGTAGAGCTTCAATGATATACAATCGTCCAAGTATATGGGAGGAATACAATGAAAATGGTAAGAGTGATTTCATATGTACTAATGCCGTTACCTATTACATACGTGATGATAAACTACACTGTGTTGTTCAAATGCGCTCTAACGATGTCGTGTACGGATATAAGAATGACTATGCTTGGCAGCTTTCTATTTTAGAAGAATTAGTCGAAGATTATAATCAATGTAAGAAAGAGACAATAGAGCCTATTACGTATGGTGATGTAATATGGCAAGTACAAAACTTGCATGTTTATGAAAGGCATTTTCATCTTGTCAAATAAATGGGATAAAAGATTTCTAGAAATGGCAAAGCTTGTGGCCTCATGGTCAAAAGATCCATCAACGCAAGTTGGTTCAGTTGCTGTAAGAAATAGAACAGTTATAGCTCAAGGTTATAATGGTTTTCCTAGAGGTGTGGATGACCATGAATTATATTATTTAAATAAAGCAATAAAATATAAACGTATAGTTCATGCAGAAATGAATGCAATTTATAATGCAGCAGAAAATGGTGTGTCATTAAAAGGTTCTACAATCTATGTAATAGGTTTACCAATATGCCATGATTGTGCAAAAGGTTTAATTCAAGCAGGCATAAGTAGAGTAGTAACGCCAGAACAAGAGATACCAGAAAACTGGCAAGATTCAATAACAAGTTCAATATCAATGTTTAAAGAGGCAGGTGTAGTATGGGACTGGATAAAGTATTAGTAGTTGGACATAGTCCGGGTAAAACACCCATAAATAAAATGAAGAATGGATCACCAACACTTAATAGGCTAAACCTTTGGCTCGATGCATGTGAGGTAGATCTATACAGCTTCAGTAACATCTATGCACACCACAAGGAATCTCTGAAAATAGCCGATATCGATGGAATATATGTCTCTAAAATAGCCGAAAATTATAATAAAATTATAACATTAGGCGGTTTTGTGTCACATTATTTCACTAAAAGGGGTATAAAACACTTTGCTGCTCCACACCCCTCGCCACGTAATAGAAAGTTTAATAATAAATCGTATGAACCTATGGTTATAAATCAATTGAAGGAGTATTTAAAATGAAAGTAGGAGTCTTATTAGGTAGAGGTGTTGAAGGCGTAGGCTTGACTAAGAATGTAGTTGAGTTTCAAAAGCTTTTCCCTGGTGTAGAAGTATTTGCTACTATTGATAAATTATGGCAAAGAATGAACTCTATGGACTTTAAAGTAAATTACTTTAGAGGTACAGATTGGGATGAAGTTAGTAAACCATCAAAGAAATTTCCAGATTTATTAACATGTTCAAAGGTTGTTGAAAGAATCAATCAACTCGACATGTGCATTGTTTGGAGTGTACCATCTAAATCTCATCCAGAAGATTGTATAAGTAACTTTATAAAGATGATGGATGAAATTAAAGTACGTAAGTCTTTAGTTCAGGTAGACCATAAAATACATTCTATAAATAGGAATGCCGGCTTAGCTGAAATATGTTCTAAAGTCGATGTATTAATGTGTCATTATATAGATAACCCTTTTGGTAAATGGGTTAAAAAGAACAAGATTAAAACACCAATCACAAATATGGGTGTAGGATTCAATTTTAATAAAGATTATTGGAAACCTATTGAACAACAAAATCCTTATTATGTAAGATGGGTAGGTCGTACCGCTATGTGGAAAGGACCAGACGTAATGATTGATTTCCACAATGATCATCTTTGCAAAAATCATTTCATTACAATACTTGAAGGTTTAGAAGCTTCGATAAATTACCCTGCAGTTCTTTATAAAAATCCAAAGGAAATGACGGGTCGAAGACAAGTGGTGAATTACTTTAGACCTGAGAAAGGTATTGATAATACCGGTAAACATCCTGTCTATGGTGCTGAAACAACAAATCAAGGTGCGTACTTGTATGGTGCATATACACACAGTGAAATGATGGAAAGAATGAGTTTAGGTGGATTTGGTTCTGACCTTATGTATTTTAAAGAAGACATATATGGTGATAACGTAGAGTACTGCCACACTGATTCATTTGCAGCAGGTGTAATACCTTTATTCCATAAACACTTCTGTGATCATGTAATACACAGAAAGCAAGGTAAGCCTATAAGTCAATGTAAAGATACAGGCACATTAGCTGTTGATGCATCAAGTGCGCAAGCAGTTTGTTCGCAAATGATTGTCCTTGCAAATGATAAAGTAATGAGAGATGAATGGAGAAACATGATGTATGAGTTTTGGAAAGAACACTGTGATGCTGAAACGGTATATAATGACATCATAAGTAGTACACTAAATTATAATGAAAAGTACAACGTTAATGAAACAACACTGGAGGAATTTTTCGTATGAAAATAGCACTAACTGGATCACGTGGCTTTATAGGTAGCCACTTAAAAACAAGACTTGAAAATGATGGACATGAAATAGTGGAATGGGATTTAAAACTAGATCCGGAAAAATCTATAAAAGATTTTGATATACGACAAATACATGAAGCAAGTTATGTAATTCATCTTGCTGCATATGCTGATGTAAGAGCGAGTTTGGAAGATCCTCAAAGATATTGGGATAATAATGTAGAAAATACTAAACGTATTCAAAAGGTATGTAACTATAATAATATACCTTTATTGTATGCATCTTCTTCTTGTATACATAACTGGTGGTTATCGCCTTATGGAATAAGTAAAAAAGTAAATGAAGCAACCGCATTTGATCATCAGGTTGGATTAAGATTCACAACCGTATATGGCGATGGTGCTAGAGAATCTATGCTTATTGGTAAACTTATTGATGGTTCAATTGCTTATCTTACAAGACACGTAAGAGACTTTGTACACGTCAGTGATGTAGTAGACGCAATAGTATTATTAATGAGTAAAGATATTAGAACACTTAAGCCAGCATATGATATTGGTACAGGTGTAGGAAATGTAGTTATGGATCTTGGAATACTTGCAGGATGGGAAGGTATCGAAATAAGAGATGGTGATCCTTGTGAGGCACAAGATAATACTGCAGATATTTCAGAAATGAAAGCTTTAGGTTGGGAACCAAAAGTTAAAGTAGATGAGTACGTTGTAAAACACACGGTGCCACACTAATGAATTATGCAAGTATAGTACCACTTATAGGTGGTGAAACAATTGCTATGCAAAATGTTTTTAAAAAGAAACCGGAGTACATATTAAGTTATGAAGACTTTAAAGCAAACGATACACACTTGGTTGAATATTATAAAGGACAAGTCCCCTACTATCTTTTGGGAAATAACAGGTCATACGACTTGCCTTCTGTCGATGTTGTTAATACCGTATGTCCTTGTGCTGGCTTGTCTAGTCTCAATACTTCAGCATCTTCTGATGCTGCTGCTAACGATTGGATGTCTACCTCTGCTAATTATGTCTTGGGTACACTCAAACCTAAAGTATTCTGGGGCGAAAACGCACCAAGACTTGCTTCAAAGATGGGAGAGCCTGTTGTTGAAGGTCTCAGGGAAATTGGAAAACAGCATGGTTACACTTTCTCATTATATAAAACGAAGTCTCTCCTTCATGGACTCGGACAAGTAAGAGATAGATCTTTTTATTTCTTTTGGAAAGGTAGTAAAATACCACAACTTAGTTATGTAAAGAGAAGTCATACTAAGATTGAAGATACTATAAGATCAACTCAAAACAATTCTGATGATCCTATGAATGTTCTTACTAACAAAGCAACACCGTCTGATGATCCTTATTATAGATATGTACTTGAAGAACTTGAAGGTGGCATAACTCATAATGAATTTCAAAACAAAATCAAAAAGAGTTATGATGTTCTTCATTACATTGAAGATAAGAAAGTACCTTACAGCGAAGTGAGTCATTGGATGTCATCTAATGGTTTTGAAAAACAAGCACAAAGATGCAAGGTTATGCATGATAAATTAACCGGTGGCGGTAACATCATGAGAAGAGGTGTGTACGTACCAAAAGATTATATTGGAGCTTTTGTAGGTAGTGCACCAACTAAACTAACACATCCTGATATTGATAGACATCTCACAATAAGAGAATGTTTAAACATAATGGGATTACCTAATGACTTTATGTTACAAGGTGGACTTAAAAATTTAAATCATATTTGTCAAAATGTGCCAGTTACAACTGCAACTGACATGGCTGAGAATGTTTTAAGGTTTTGTGATGGCAGATTAGATAACCAATTATGGGATATGGATTTCATGATTCAAGACAATAAAAATCAATCGATAATTAGTGAAAATAAACCTTTACAATTAGACGAATTTATGGTATAATAATAATATTATTTGTAGGAGAAATGTATGTCAATAATGGATAAACTTAAGAAGAACAGTAAAGTAGATTACACATCTATACTTGCTGATTCTAAATTTTTTAATGATAAAGATATGGTACCAACAGATGTACCTATGATCAACGTGGCTTTATCAGGTTCAATGGACGGTGGCATATCGCCTGGCCTGACAGTTTTAGCTGGTCCATCAAAACACTTTAAAACTTCATTTGCTTTAATTATGGCAAGTGCTTATTTAAAACAATATGATGATTCTGTATTACTATTTTATGATTCAGAGTTTGGTTCACCTCAATCATATTTCGAAAACTTTGGCATCGATACTACAAGAGTTTTACACACTCCTATCACAAATGTTGAAGAACTTAAATTTGACATGATAGCACAACTTGAAGGTTTAGATAGAAAAGATAAAGTTGTAATTGTAATTGATTCAATCGGTAACCTTGCTTCTAAAAAAGAATTAGACGATGCAATAAATGAAAAATCAGTTGCTGATATGTCAAGAGCAAAAGCACTTAAAGGTTTATTTAGAATGGTAACACCATATTTGAATATGAAAGACATACCTCTACTTGCTGTTAATCATACTTACCAAGAAATTGGATTGTTTCCAAAAGCTGTAGTTTCTGGTGGTACTGGTATTTACTACAGTGCAGATAATATCTGGATTCTTGGCAGGCAACAAGATAAAGTTGGTACAGAAATCAAAGGTTATCACTTTGTAATTAATGTAGAAAAATCAAGGTTTGTAAAAGAAAAATCTAAAATACCAATATCAGTAAGTTGGGATGGCGGTGTACAACACTGGTCAGGTTTACTTGATGTAGCAATGACAGGTAACTACGTAGCCAAGCCTTCAGCTGGTTGGTACTGTAGAGTTGATAAATCTACTGGTGAATTAATTGATCCTAAAGTTAGAGAAAAAGATACTCTTAACGAAGAGTTTTGGAAACCTATAATAGAAGAAACTGACTTCAAACAATTTGTCACTAATAAGTATTCGATACTTAACAATGTGGTAGATCTTGAAAAGATGGATCAGCACTAATGCTGCTAGTCGAAGATAAGCACTATCAAATAATTCCAGACAAAGGTGATGATCAAGCTTGGAATGTTAGATTATTATCAGGTCCATACACTGAAACGGTGCTAAAATATGGTGTAGTAAAATTTAATGGAAAAGGAAAAGAAAAATATATGTCTTTCAACTTCGACATTGTTTACTCACCAGACACAGAACTTAAAAAAGAAAATATTGAACTTCAAGAGTTTGCTGGAAACTTATTAGAACAAGTGATGGCAAGAGGTATTGAAGAAGGTAACGTAATAACAAGAGAGGTTAAGGATGCAGATAACAGCTAGTCAAAGACTCATATTATTGATGGATGAAATATCCATCGCTAAAAGCAAATTAGAACCACATGATACTGGTCATATTCATACTTCAATAAGCTATTTAGAAAGTAGAGTTGAAGAAGTACAAAAAGAAGTTGATGAAGGATTAAGAAAAGTCGCCTATGCCTACTAATTTAGAACAAACTATATTACGTAATCTATTAACTGATGAAGATTACATGCGTAAAGTATTACCATTCATCAAGCCGGATTACTTTGAAGGTATATATCGAGTACTGTTTCGTGAAGCAGGCAAGTTTGTTGCTAAATACAATAAGCTACCAAATGCTGAAGCGTTTAAGATTGAACTAGATGGTGCCGATAAATTAAATGATGAACAATATAATTTGGCTATGGACATTGTACCGCAATTGTATTCTACTGAAAAGGTAGATGATAAGTGGTTGTTAGACACTACAGAAAAATGGTGTCAAGACCGTGCAATATATCTTGCAATCATGGAATCAATATCAATCATTGATGGAAAGCATGAACAACTAACTAAAGGTGCTTTACCGGATTTATTGACTAAAGCTTTAGGTGTTGGATTTGATTTGCAAGTCGGTCACGACTATGTAGAAAATGCTGAAGATAGATTTAAATTTTATCATACAGAAGAAGATAGGTTGCCATTTGATTTAGAATACTTTAATACTATTACAAAAGGTGGTGTACCACGTAAAACATTAAATATTGCGCTGGCCGGCACTGGTGTCGGTAAGTCTTTGTTTATGTGTCATGTAGCTGCATCATCTTTAGTACAAGGTCAAAATGTATTATACATTACTATGGAAATGGCTGAAGAAAGAATAGCAGAAAGAATAGATGCAAACTTACTTGATGTACCTATTGATCAACTCGATAAAATATCAAAAGACAGGTTTTCTTTAATGGTGAATAACATTGCAAAGAAAACTACTGGTAAACTTATAATAAAAGAATATCCGACTGGCTCTGCACATTCCGGTCATTTTAGAGCATTACTTAATGAACTGAAATTGAAAAGACAATTTGAACCAGACTTAATCTTTATTGATTACTTAAATATATGTGCAAGTTCTAGAATGAAAGGAATGGGTGGTGCAATTAATTCATACTCTTACATTAAAGCAATTGCTGAAGAATTACGTGGCCTTGCGGTCGAGTTTGACGTACCGATCTTCTCTGCAACGCAAACGACTCGTAGTGGTTATTCTAACTCGGATGTTGGCCTTGAAGATACCAGTGAGTCTTTTGGATTACCCGCAACAGCGGACTTAATGTTTGCACTAATATCTACCGAAGAACTTGAACAACAAGGTCAGTTTATGGTAAAACAATTAAAGAATAGATACAATGATCCTACATTACATAAAAGATTTGTAGTCGGCGTTGATAGATCAAAGATGAGATTATTTGATGTAGAAGAAAACGAACAAACATTAACCGATGATACACCAGTATTTGATAACACTACAACCGGTCAAAGATTTAAGGATTTTAAGTTATGATGAAAGCAAGACTTATAAGCTATTCTCAACCTACTGATATAATTGGAGTAGATGATATACAAGATCTTATTGCATTTTCTGCAAGAGTTAGTAATCCATCTAATCAAATGAATAAAGCAACTAATGATAAATTATTAAATTATCTTATGAAACATAAACATTGGTCACCTTTTGAAATGGTAAGTGCTTGTATTGAGATTGATACTACTCGAGATATCGCTAGACAAATATTGAGACATAGAAGTTTTAGTTTCCAAGAATTTAGTCAAAGATATGCTGATCCAGTTAAAGAGTTAAATATGGCTGTTACTACTGAGTGTAGATTGCAAGACAGTAAAAATAGACAAAATAGTATAGAAATAGATGACAGTGATGAAAGAGCAACATTAACTCACGAATGGATTAAAGCACAAAGTGAAGTGATACTTGCAGCAAAACGAGCTTATGAGTTTGCTATTGATAGAGGTATTGCTAAAGAAGTAGCACGTAAAGTTTTACCTGAAGGATTGACTTCATCAAGACTCTATGTGAACGGTACCATAAGAAGTTGGATTCATTTTATAGAATTAAGATCTGCGAATGGTACTCAGAAAGAATGCACTGAGGTAGCTTTAGCGTGTGCACAAGCAATATCAAAAATATTTCCAATGATTAAAGGGTTCACAAATGAAAGAAGATTATAAGGTAGATCCATTATCTATTAAGGTTGATCAAACTAAACAAGATACAAGAAGAGATGCTTGGGATAGAGACTATATGGGTTATTATTACTTAAGAGAAGAACCAGAAACTACAAAAAAGATTTCAAATGCAACACCAGTTTTTATATTTGCATTCTTCTATATTTGTATACTAGTAATGATAGGTAGTATTAAATGAATAAGTACACACAAGACATGACCGGAACTGGTGATCATATTGAAATGAATGATGAGCCTGAAAGGTACTATGATTGGATGTTATGGAAAATAAAAAAAGAAGAAACCCATAAAGAAAACAATAGATTGT